CCCCTACCCGTCAAAAAAGTAGGGGTAGGGGGAAAAGTCTCCTGAGGGTTACAATAGGCAACTATGGCAACCCTTAATTCGTACATCACAGACGTTCGCAGGCTTCTCCACGATGCCAACGGGAACTTTTGGTCTAACGATGAGATTACGGATTACGTCAACAATGCGCGTGAAAGGGTAGTACGGGACACTGGTTGTCTACGCACCCTGCAAATATCTGCTACACCCCTTGCACCAGACGGCACGGCCGCAATTATCTGGTCTGCTGGCCTGGTTGTTACCGCTGGACAGTACATATTCTCAAACATCTTCATCTATCAAGTCACGGTAGGTGGGACGTTGGGGACTACAGCCCCGCCATACCCCGTATCAGGGTCTAATTTCCCTCCGTCAACCGCTTTTACTAACGGCACAGCCACGCTGTTGTACGTTCAGAATGCAGAAATCATCCCGTTTTCGTCGCTACCTAATGGTTCGCAGACTCTGGATGTACTCAACGTAACGATCTACTGGGGAAATTCTAGAATTCCTCTGCGTTACCTGCCTTGGACAAACTTCAACGCCCAGCTCCGGTACTGGCAAAACTACGTTGGACGGCCTGTGTGCTTTTCAACGTATGGTCAGGGGCAAATTTACATCTCACCCGTGCCTGACCAGTCCTACAGCATGGAAGTAGACACGGTTGTCCTGCCCTCTCCGCTCGTCCTGACCAATCCTACGTTGGTTGATGCCATCAATGACCCGTACACGGTTCCTGTGGCGTTCTACGCGGCATACAAGGCAAAGTACAAAGAGCAAAGCTACGGAGAATCAGAGATTTTCCTTCAGCAGTACAACCGTCAAGTGCAAAGCGTGTTGAATTCGGTCTTCACGCGCAGGATTCCGGACCCGTATAGCAGTCCTTACTAACATGGCATCTCAGGAACAGAAAAAGACCTACACTGTCCTGAAGACGTTTGGTGGCATCAACACAAAAGCCAACCGGACTGCCATCAGGGACAGTGAATTCTCGTGGTTGGAAAACGCCATGCCTATTGGCGACTCCAACATCAAGATTGTTCCTGCTCAAAGCGCGGTTACGGACAGCACAGGCAACGTTGTTGTCTTTGCAAACACGGTTACTTACCTTACTTCCACGAACATCAATGTTTCTGACTACATTGTAGGATTCAAGTCAGACGGAACAGCACAGGCATTCAACCTAAACGGAAATGTCACAAGTAATGTGGCAGTTATTGCCGGTACGTTTAGCAATCTAAACGTCAGTTCTGCCCAGTGGAAGAACGAAAGACTAATCATTGCAGACCCAACCAACGGATTGTCTAGTTGGAACGGAGCAAACTTAGTTTCTATTGGGTCTGTTGGCCTGATAGCCGTTTCAAATCCTGGTTCTGGCTACACATCTGCGCCTAACGTGGTGATCAGCGCACCTAACGATGCCAATGGGGTGCAAGCAGTAGCCACAGCAACGATCGTCACCGGATCTGGTGGCATCAGATCGGTCTATGTTACTGCTGGTGGCTCTGGATACACGGCTGTTCCAGACGTAAACATTGGCGCACCCAATATTACGGGTGGAACCCAAGCTACAGCAGTCGCAAGCATCAGCGGTGGAGCAGTTGTCTCGGTAGGCATCGTCAACGCAGGCTCTGGGTACACTGCCGTACCTGCTGTGACGTTTTCCAGCGGTGGAGCAACGGCCAACGCGGTTATTTCTACTGGTGGCGTAAGCAGCGTCAACCTGGTCAACGCTGGTAGCGGCTATACATCGTCTCCAACCATCACGTTCTCGGGTGGTGGAGGTTCTGGCGCCAATGCTCTGGCCCAGGTCATATCGTTCAAAACCGGCACAGTCAGCATCCTGCTCAACAACGGTGGATCTGGATATACGTCAGCACCAACGGTAGCTATCGGCGGGTCTAACGTAGTTCCTGCTACCGCCACAGCTATTGTTCTGGGTAACACGGTTTCGCAAATCGTGATGACCAACCCAGGATCTGGGTACACAACCGCAAGTGTGACACTTTCCGGTGGTGGATTTAGCACTGCTGCCAATGTCACGGCAGTTGTAAACACAGATCAGGTTGTCTCTACCGCTACGTTCTCTGGTAGAACCTGGGTGGCTTCTGGACGTACCGTCTACTACTCAGCAGCAGACTCGTACAGTGATTTCACCAGCGTTTCTGCTGGGTCAATCACTCTGTCTGACTCGACGCTGCACGGCAACATTCGTGCGCTTCTCTCGGCCAACAATTTCTTGTACATCTTTGGTGAAACCAGCATCAACGTCTTCTCTGACGTTCGTGTAGACACCAACGGTCAGACGTTATTCACGAATACCAACGTCTCTGCCAGCGTAGGGACCAAGCGTATCTACGCTATCTACCCGTTCTTTAGAGCTGTGCTGTTCATGAACGACTACGGGATCTATTCCCTAGTCGGTTCTACCACCAGCAAGTTGTCAGATCCTCTTGACGGGATATTCCAACTCATAGACTTCACCCTGCCAATCAGCGGCGGTCAGGTCTTACTGAACAACATACTATGCGCGGCATTCTCCTTTACCTACAACGACCCGGTAGCTGGAGCGAGAAAGGTCCAGGCCGTATTCTTCGAGAAGAGATGGTTTCTAACCTCCCAAGGAGCGTTGGATTACATCACTTCCGTCCCTACAGCGGGGGTCATTCGCCTCTATGGGACCGTAGGCTCAAGCCTGTACCGTCTCTATGCTAATTCTACGGCCAACGTAGCCACTACAATCCAAACTGCCCTCATGCCTATGGGTGATCCCATACGGACCAAGCAGGCACTCAAGTTTGGTATTGAAGCACAGTTGCAAGCATCGTCTACGCTCTTCGTTAGCGTGGACAATGAGCAGGGAACCGGAGCCACTGGTGCTTATACTATAGACAACACAGTCACTTGGCTGAATAATTACCAGCAGGCTGTGATTTGGCAAAACAATAGTTTGCAAACAGTTGGCTGGGAGTCCAGTTACGGGTACGCTCTGTACAAATCAGATGCCCAGCAGTACGGCAAGTATCTTGGTCTGACGATCAACAGTAACAGTGCTGGATATACCGTGAACACATTTGAGTTTGAACACGAATTGAGAGCGAGGTTCTAATGACCGTCCCATTTGCTTTTGCCAATCTAAGCGGGAACATCGCTCTAGCCAAGCTAGACAGTAATTTCAACACGCCGATCACCATCGGCAATACGTCTGTCCAGCTTGGCAACACAATCACCACGATCAATAACGTCACGCTCGCCAACGTCACCATAACAAGTGGCACGAGCAATGTCACAAACGTCAATGTGACAAGCATCAACGTGACCAACCTCACGGCTACGCTTGCTAACATCACTACGCTCAACGTAGCCAGTTCATATGTCACTGCAAGTAACGTAGCTACTGCCGTCATCGGCAACCTGACGCTATCAAACGCCCTGACCGTACCTTACGGTGGAACTGGACGAGTCACCCTGCCTGCCAACAACGTGTTGTTGGGTAACGGGACAGGATCTATTACGTCTGTGGCCCCAGGCAATGTCGGTAACGTGCTTACTAGCACGGGCAGCGCGTGGGTCAGTGCCGCTGCAACTGGTGGCGGTGGATCTGGAAACGGAACAGTCAGCAACGTGAGCGTTGTTTCTGCTAACGGATTCTCTGGCACTGTAGCCAACTCGACTAGCAATGCGGCTATAACGCTCTCTGCTACGTTCATGGGGATTGCGTGGGCCAACTCTACGGGTCAACTCGGCAACGTAGCAGTAGGAACGGGTCTTTCGTTCTCAAATACGACTGGCGTTCTGACTGCTACCGGAGCTGTAGCGAACGCAGTGACCAGCGTCGGCAACACATATCCAATTCTGTCTACTGGTGGGACAACTCCAAACATCAGTTTTGTTGCTCCCGGTACAGCAGGCAATGTTCTGACAAGCATTAGTGGGCAGTGGGTATCCAATGCCGCAGTTGGAGGCGGTGGAACCCCAGGTGGTGGGTTTACAACCGTCCAGTACAACAACTCAGGTGCATTCGGTGGCACTGCCAATCTTACCTTTGACGGAACAACCCTAAATGTAGCGTCGGTCAACGTCTCAACTGGCAACCTGACGTTCACCACTACAGCTCAAAAGATTGTTGGTGACTTTACTAACGCAACAGTATCCAATCGCACCAATTTTGTAACCGGCACGGCAAATAGCACTACTGGTATTTACGCTCTGCCTAGTGGTACAGCTACAGCGGCGTCTTGGCAGGCGGCTAACAACTCTGACCCTACAAACGCCAGCAAAATCCTAATTGCTACTAACGGATCTACTGATGTTCAGTTGGTTTCTGGGGTTAACGGTACTGGAACTTATCTTCCACTGGCAATTTTTAACGGTGGTGCAGGAAGGTTTGTTGTTGGAACGTCTGGTGAACTTGGAATTGGACCAACGGCTACGGTTTCTTACGGAACGTCTGGTCAGCCATTCATTTCTAGTGGGGTTTCTGCCGCTCCTACTTACGGAACACTCACGCCCGTTGGTGGAGGGACTGGACTAGCAACAATTCCGTCTGGAAACGTACTTCTTGGCAATGGAACCTCTGCTCTATCCGTGGTCGCCCCAGGAACGGCTGGGAATGTACTTACAAGCACAGGAAGTGTGTGGGTAAGTTCTGCTGCAAGCGGGGGCGGGACTCCTGGTGGGTCGCCCACACAATTCCAGTACAACAATGGCGGCGTGTTTGCCGGTGCAGCCAATCTCACTACAGACGGCGCTAACGTCACCATAGGATCTGCAAACACACTTAGGTTTGCCAATCTTACGTCTACCCGATACGTTGGATTTAGAGCCAACGCAATTGTTGCTGCTAACGTAACGTGGACGTTGCCGGTAACAGACGGTAGTTCTAACCAGTTTCTCAAGACTGATGGTACGGGGACTCTTTCTTGGGGTAGTGCGGCAACTGCCAGCCCTATTCTTGAGTCTTACCAGACTATCAGTTCTAATTACACCATCACGGCTGGTTCTAACGGATTCAGTGTTGGTCCGGTAACGATAGCAACCGGAGTTTCAGTAACAGTACCTACGGGCCAAGTATGGCTCATTGCTGCTTAAAGGATCAAAAATGAGTTCTCTTAAACTTCAAGGCAATGCTGCAAATACTGGCGTCCAAACGCTACAGTCTGCCAATATCAGCACTACGATTACTCAGACGCTGCCAGTCACAGATGCTGTAACGCTTGGTTATCTCAACGCTCCCCCGGTCGGAACCAAGACTGCCAGTTACACCTTGACTACGGCTGACGTTGGAAAGTACGTCCAAGTAGGAACCAGTGGTTCGATTGTTGTTCCAAACTCGACCTTCGCAGAAGGTGATTTGGTTTCTATTTACAACAACACTACTGGCAACATTGCTATCACGTTGTCTACTACTACTGCTTATGTGGCAGGTACTAACACCGTTTTAGGAACCGCAAACCTAACAACAAGAGGAGTAGCAACAGTATTGTTCTTCTCATCTACTGGATGTGTCCTCACCGGAAATGCGAGCGCATAATGAGCGGAATTATGCTTTCGTTGTTAGGTGGTAAACCTGCCGCAGGATTTACGGTTGAATATTTAGTTATTGCTGGAGGAGGATCTGGCGGAAGAGGGTCTGGTAGCGACTATGGTTCTGGAGGTGGGGGAGCCGGTGGTTTTAGAACAGCAGCCTCGTTCCCTATTAGTTTAGGAACAAGTTATACCATCACTGTTGGTGGTGGAGGCAGTGCGCCTGCATCAGATTCATCAGCGGGAAACAATGGTTCAAACTCTGTTTTCAGTACAATAACTTCAACGGGCGGCGGCGGCGGTGGGTTTGGCGCCGGAGCATCTGGCGGCTCTGGTGGAGGCGGAGGGACTGGGACTAGCGCTGGTGGAGCGGGTACATCAGGACAAGGCAACACTGGTGGTGCAGCGTCAAATGGTAATAGCGGCGGCGGCGGCGGCGGGGCAAACGCTGTAGGCGGATCAAGTGGCGTCCCAGGCGTTGCTGGCAACGGGGGGGATGGTACAGCATCATCTCTTTCGGGATCGTCTGTAACTTATGCTGGTGGCGGTGGCGGTGGATCTTTCACTGGTGCCGCAACGTCAGGAGGAGCTGGTGGAGGAGGCTCTGGAGGCAACCAGTCTACTAACGGAACTAATGCGACTCCAGCTAACAGAGGTAGTGGAGGCGGTGGAGCTAGACCCGGAGCAGGTAATGGTAGTTCCGGTGTTGTTATTTTAAAAATTGCAGACACCCGCACAGCGACATTTAGTGGTGGCGTGACACAGACTTCCGCCACGGCTGGTGGTTTTAAAGTTTATACAATCACGGCAGCCGGTGTGTCTGACACCGTAACGTTCAGT